TGGCATACCCCAGTGACCAAGTCAAAGCAATCTTTCTCCAGAGCGTAGTTTGCCGCCACAGTCAGGAAGAAGGCATTGCGCATGGGCACAAACGTCAGTTCCACACGGTCACCAATGATTTTGTCCATGGACTCAAAGTCATCATACTGTTCCAAGGTTTCACCATGACTAACTAATGGGCTTCTGCTTTTGAGCAGTTTGGGAATAGTGACGAAGTCATGGCTTGCCACTTTTGCCATCTTGCCAATACGGTAGGCGGCTTTTACTTCAATCTCATGCTTCTGCCCATAGTTAAAGGTAATAGCATGAACCTCTTCGAAATGCCGTTTTGCCCAGTAAAGACAGGTAGTGCTATCTTGCCCTCCGGATAAAACAACTAACACTCTTTTCCCAAGTTGCGCTTCTTCCGTTTCCCATGTTTCATGCTTGAGTTGTTTTTTGGTAGCGTTCATTTTTCTAGCCTCACGGTTGGGTTAATAGAAATGCCCCCACGGGGCATGAAGTCACCCCGGACCTCAATCCAATGCGGTTGCATGAGGTTAAAGAGGTCGTGGGCAATAGTATTAATGCAGTCTTCATGGAAAGAGCCATGCTGACGGAATCCGAAGAGATATAAGTTCAGGGCTTTGCTTTCAACCAGCCGTTTGTCAGGACAGTAGCGAATGGTAATGTTGGCAAAGTCAGGCTGTCCCGTCTTGGGGCAGATATGAGTGAACTCAGGGCACTCCATCTCTACCTCATATTTGTTGCTCGGAAACTGGTTTTCGAATGTTTCCAAGATAGCGGGGTTGTAGGTGTTGCCATACTCTGTCCCCGCAGAGCCAAGCAAGGTCAGGTCTTTAGTGTCGCTCATCGCATTTCCTTTCGGGTGGTAAGAAGATTCATCGCATCATAGACATTTTGCACCTGTGGCTCACCGCACAATGCCAAATAGATTCGGGTGCCAAGGTTCTTTTCGACATCTATTGCCCTGCGAACATGGCTAGTAACGGTCATAAACGCTGCGAGACCACGGGAACTGCCACCTCGTAAGGGACTAGCCCCACCTTCCCAAGAATCTTGCTTGGCGAGTAGCGCAATTTCTTTCATGGTGAAGCCAGCAGAGGTCAGTGAATTGATGACGGCAGGAGGTGGCGGCTTCCGCAACTCTTTGCGGTTGATGCCCTTGAGCAATGCCCCGCCGACATAGTATTGGAGTGTGCCGAACGGCTGACCGTTGTAGAGGGTACTGCTGTCCACTGACTTGGGGCGGTAGTGCTTCATGAACGGCACATTGACAAATCCAAGCCAGTGAGCATCCCTGCCTTTGTTGACCTCACAAAACCACTTCACATAATTGCGGTTCTCACCCCCGATGACAATGCCACCGAACATGATGTAGTCAGTGTGAGAGTAGAACTCCTCCAGCCGCTCCAAGGAGTCACCACGGGTAAATACGGGCATGATGTTCTCAAAGCCAGTATCAAGCATTCGGTGGTAGTTCTCGTAGGTGCCTTCAGGGTTGCCAAAGACATCTAACTGGACGGCTTTGTACTCCCAGTGGCTCGGGATGGTTTTTAAAAACTTCATGTAGTCATCAAGACGAATCTCCCTGCCTGTGTTCCAAGCAGTGAAAGCACCTGAGTCCACAATTAAGCGGAAGGTGCTTGGGTCTTTCTCAGACAGGAAGCGGTAAATGCCCTGCGAGAAGTAGGGGAAGGCAACGAGAATGTTTAACTTAGTCGACTTCGACATCGTGAAGCCCGAGGTCATCAATCAGGTTAGTAATCTTTTCACGGAGCATCTCATACTCCTCTTGACTACACTTGATGATAATTTTTTCTTTCGCCGCTGAGTCGACTGGGTCAATGTTATCCATGCGCTCGATATCTGACTGCCAGCCATTAAAGAGGATATTTAACTCTTCTGGCGTGAACCCCGTTGCCAACTGCTCGATGTCCGTCATATTCTGAAGTTCTAACTTCAGCAATTCGTCATCCCACCCGGAGTTAAGAGCAATCTTGTTGTCGGCAATGATGTAAGCCTTGCGCTGGCTTTCGGTCAGGTGGGTAAGCCGTATGCACGGCACTTTTTCCAACTCCAGCATACGGGCGGCAAGCACACGCCCATGCCCAGCAATAATAGTGTCCTGCTCGTCAATTAAAACGGGATTATTAAACCCGAACTGTCTAATACTTCCCGCTATTTGTGCCACCTGAGTTTCAGAGTGGGTGCGGGCATTGTTGGCGTAAGGGACCAGTTTGGCAGTGGCAATCTGTTCAACTTTCATATTGTGCTTTCGTGAATCGGTTGTCGGAGTAAGTGTAGAGCCACACTTTTTTGCGTTCTCTTGGAGCACTATTATCGACAGGCTCGCGCACAACGTAACGCTGGCGCATGAAGTAGCACAATGTCGAGGAAATTTGTGGAGCCTTAAGTTCCGGTAGCGTTTCCCGAATCTCACGCAATGTAAGAGGGCGTTGCTCTTGCCGAAAGATTTGCCGTATCTTGGTGACCGCTTCAGAGCGTGTCGAGGACATAAAAAAAACCCCCATCTGAGTAGATGGGGGAGAGTATTACCGAAAGACTATTAGAAGTCAAGCGGCGAGTAATAGCCCAAGTGCATCATTTTTTGCTTTATCACCACGCCCAAACCAAGCCGAGTCCAGACGGGCATCATCTGAACGGGCAGGGGCATGGTGGTCAAAGTATTCGGTCACCGCATTGAGCATCCCCCACTTGGTATGCCCAACCAATTCGAAGCCTTTGGCTTGACCATCAAACAGGGACAGAATCTTCTGGTAGGACTTGTTCTTGGTCACATCGAATTGCTCACCCGTGTTGATTTGCGACATCGGGGCAATCAGGTCAGACAGGAACCGCTCTGCGGCTTTGGCGTTGAGTTGCTGGGCTTGCAGAACCTTGGCTGACTCCATGAATGAGCCAAAAGAACTGACTGCACCCATCAGGCGGGTCTGCATCTTTTCAGGGTCAAACTTGGACAGGTGGGTGAACGACACGATGTGGGACTTGTCCGACATTGCCATCTGGAGAGTGTTGTTGCAAACCACCCGCACAGAGGTGAATCGGGCAGTGGTTGCCAGTGTGCGGTCACAGGAGGTGGACAGGAGCAAGAAGCCACCCACACCGTCATCCTTGGCGACCTCACCATAGCGACCTGTCTGAGCAATCGCCCACATACGGCGACCACCCATCAGTGTGCCAGCCACCTGAATCTTGAACCCTGCGGTGTCTACCAGTGAGCGGAAGAATTCCAGCACCTCTTTAGGCTGGACAGGATGGTAGCGGTTAGTGACCACTGACAGAGCGGCTTTGGTGTCTGAGCGGTGCAGAACACGCTGACCTTCGAAGGTGTGCAGATTCTGGTCATCGCCAGCACCAAAGAACTGAACAGGAGCGGATTCGATTGTCCAGTCCATGCCAGCTTGAGTCTGCCATTCTTCGATGGTTGCGTCAGGATTGATTTCCTGACCAAGACCATGCCAAGGGGTTTCGCCAACGAAGGCGATTTCTGCGAAGCCGTCAGTGCGGATAGTGAGTTCGTGAGCCATGGTGATTTCCTTTTCGTGTTAGTAGCGAATTTGCTACGGGTCAATTATGGGTTCGTATTTGTGAGGAATACAACCCCGTGCCTGAGTATCAACACGGGGCGGTTGGTTACTTGATAAACAAGCACTCGTTGGCGTGCCGCTTGCCATCTGCGGCGATGTAGGTTTCCCCACACCCTGCCATCCACTCAACGAACATGATGGCAAAGAACAAAGACAATGCGATTGTTGCCAAAGTGGTCACAACCCACTTGACTATGCGCCGTGCCAAAGTGGGCTTAACGGTTACGTAAAGTTCGGGCATTGATTTCATTTCTATCTCCTTTTCGTGAAAGAGAGGGGCAAGTGCCCCTCTGTGGTTTAGGTTGAACCAACTCCGTTGAAGACACCCTTCGAATAGAGTTCTTCATTGGATGGAATGCTGACCTGTCTGCGGGTCAGTTCTTTTTGGTACTGGGCAACCAACCTGTCGTTCATTGCCGACTTGGTGTGCCCCAGTGCCATTGCTCCAGTGGTCTTGGCGTTTGCCAGCCACTGCAACAGTTCCTCCGTACTATCGTTAGATAGGTCATCCATGCTTTCTCCTTTTCGTGTTAAAGAACAATGCGGCACCTGCTGTCCGCAGGACTATTATAACATCTATCTGTAACGAATACAACCGTATACCGAACCAATATGGTTCGTCTTTGCCAAAAAAAACCCCGCAGGGGAGTGCGGGGCTAACTGATGGCTACTAGCAAAGAAGGGCGGGACGGGAACCACGAAAAGGAGGTAGCAGATTTTGGGGATGCAAGCCCCGCTCCCGTCCCAGAACATATTCTAGACCTAGAACGGGATGTCGTCATCCATCTCTTCAAAAGAATCATTTTGGGGCTGTTCTGCTTGGTTTTGCCGGGGTTCTCTTGGCTTGCCCTCGCCTTTGCCCCCAAGCATCTGCATTTTCTCAGCCACAATCTTGGTGGTGTAGCGGGTCTGCCCGTCCTTCTCATACTTTTCTGTCTTGAGTTTGCCTTCGATATAGACCTGACTGCCTTTGGTCAAATACTGTCCTGCAATTTCTGCTAGTTTGCCAAAGAACACGACACTGACCCATTCGGTGACCTCTTTGGTTTCCCCGCTTTTGTCTTTGTACCGCTCAGTGATAGCAATGCTGATGTTGCAGACACCGTTGCCGTTGGTCATGAAGCGCAACTCAGGGTCTTTGCCAAGGTTGCCAATGCCGATGAATTTGTTGACCGCCATGGTTATTCTCCTTCCTTGAACATCTGCTCACCCACTTCCAGCCCTTTGTCGTTCAGGGAAAAGAGCCAGTCCCCCTCTTCACCCCTGCTGACCTTTACCAGCCCGAGCGCAACAGTGCCCAGCATTCCGTTGACGTACTTCATGCACTCCCCGCAATGCTCAATCCACTTTGGTGCCATTTCCCAAAGCCGCTCACCTGACTTGTCGTGAATGGCTCGGATGAGGTGTTCGGCTTGGTCTTCTGTCCAGCCACAGTCCACCAGATACTCAATGCTTGCTTCGATTGGATTTTCTTCCATGATTACTCTCCAAGTTTGATGATTAACGATTCGACTTCTTCCAGAAATTTCAGCGTCTCCGCTTCCATATCTTTGATGATTTTCTCATCCCTGCCTGTGCGGACAATGAAAAGTTGGTTCCGCTTAGGCAAGCGAGGGTCAAAGGAAATGAAGTCACACCACTCCCTGCCAGTGACCCATAACTGGCACTGGATTTGTTTGACATAGTCAGTAGGCACTTTCCCGTCAAACACATAGTTCAGGTGGGTAGTGGTAGCAGGACACTTGACTTCCACCAACCCGTTGTCACCGACAAGGCGGTCAGGAGACACCCCGACCCACTTGATGGTGGGATGCAACCAAAATCCTGTCTTGTCCAAGAAAGTTTCACGGGCTACCTCGTATGCCATACAAGCGAACTGCTCCTGCTCAATACCCCACTCCATGTATGAGTTGGAGTAAGAGTCTTGAGAGGCGGCAGTCATGCGCTCGGCAACCAGTTTGACTTTGTACTTGTAGCGGGTCTGACTTTCTTTGCCCTCTTTGCCCTTGCTCATGACTTCAGCCATGTTGCTGGCAGTCACATGACCGAGGCGAATTTGTTTCCACAGGTCAGAGCCTTGTTCGACACTCTTGGTGTCTATGGTGGTCAGGTCAAGAAGCATTGGCGGCTCCCATTAACTCAGCCTTGCGGCTGTCTTTGGCTGACTCCAGCACCTTGAGCGCATCAGAGTTGTTGCCCGCCGCTTTGACTGCGCCAATGTAGTGCCGCTTGAGTGTGTCCATGTCTGCCGCTTGCTGAATGGGGACAAGCAGGGCATCTAAGTCAATAGGCTCTGGTTCTGCATCAGAGGGCAGGTCTTCTCCGGCATAGACATATAGACCAATTCCAAAGCAAGCAATGGCTTTGGTAAGACACCGCATCATGGCATCAGAGATTTTTCTAGCGTCAGGGTTCTTGACGGCGTTGTTTCGGTTGTCCATCACGGGCAAGTGCATCTGAATAGTTTTGCCAAAAGCATGAAGTTTGCACCGCACCATGACCGTTTCGCCAAAGTGAAGTGGCTCATCAAATTCCCACCATGAAGTGGAATCTTCTTGTAGCAGGTAATCAACTGCCCACGCCCACGACAGGTAGTTTAGACCACCTTTTTTCTCAATATGCTCGTTGACGTTTAACTTACGGAGTTCAGAGTATGGTTTCATGTTTGCGTCCTTTGTGAATGATTAAAAGTCACCGCC